AATCGTCTTTACGAGACCGGCGTCAAGATGGGCGTACTCTACGTGGCCGGCGAATCCGGATATGGCAACGGCGTTGCCTGGAATGGTCTCACCGGTGTTACCGAGTCTCCTTCTGGTGCAGAGGCTACTGCTCTTTACGCCGACGACGTGAAGTATCTGTCTCTCTATTCTGCCGAAGAGTTCGGTGCCACTGTCGAGGCCTACACTTACCCCGACGAGTTCGCCGAGTGCGATGGTTCCGCCGAACTTGCCGACGGCATCACTATCGGTCAGCAGGCTCGCAAGAAGTTCGGTCTTTGCTACCGTACCATCATCGGAAACGATGTGAAGGCCGACGAGTACGGCTACAAGATCCATCTGATCTATGGCGCAATGGCTTCTCCCTCCGAGAAGGCGTACGCCACGACCAACGACTCCCCCGAGGCCATTACGTTCTCTTGGGAGCTTACGACCACCCCCGTCAACGTCACCGGCCACAAGGCCACCGCGAGCCTTACCATCGACTCCACCAAGCTTGATGCCGCCAAGCTTAAGAAGATCGAGGACAAGCTTTACGGAACCGAGTCCGAAGAGGCCACTCTTCCGACCCCCGACGAGATCCTTGCGATGATCTCCGAGTCTTAAAACTATATTTTAGAAGGTCGAAAAGAGCATGAGATTTCCTCATGCTCTTTTCATTTTTGCAAAGGAGAAAACAATGATCAAGAAGACCATCCACTACACCGACTATAATGGAGTCGAGCGCACCGAGGATTTCTATTTCAATCTCACCAAGGCGGAACTTACCGAGATGGAGATGGGGATGTCCGGAGGTCTCGCGGCGATGATTCGAAAGGTGGTCGCAACGCAAGACACCCCCGCGATCATTGAAATTTTCAAGACGATCATACTCAAGTCCTATGGCGAAAAGAGTCTCGACGGCAAGCGTTTCATCAAGAATGATGAGATTCGAGATGGATTCGCGCAGACCGAGGCGTATTCCGAGCTGTTCATGGAGCTCGCCACCGATGACGAGGCCGCTGCCGAGTTTGTCAACGGAATCGTTCCGAAGGACGTTCAGCAGGACAAGCCCGATCTTTCACTCATCCATCCGTAAAATCAAATCGAAAATTCGAGAGGACGAGAGATGCTCGAAATAGTCGTGCCCGGAGGGGAGCAATGGAACGACGAGCTAGAAGAATTCATCACTTCCAAAGACCAGGTTCTGCAGCTCGAGCATTCTCTCGTCTCTCTTTCAAAATGGGAATCCAAATGGAAGAAGCCGTTCCTCTCCTTGAAAGAGAAGACCCCGGCCGAGTCGTTGGATTACATAAGATGCATGACGATGAACAAGAAAGTTGATCCTTCTGTATATTTCATGCTGACGAAAGAAAACATTCAGGAGATAGACAAGTACATAGAAGATCCTATGACCGCCACTACCTTCACGAAGAAAGAAGGAGAAAGCGCTGGAGCGGGAAAAAGGATCGTCACTTCTGAACTCATCTATTCCTGGATGATAACTTTGAACATTCCGTTCGAATGCCAGAAGTGGCATTTGAACCGATTGCTTACTTTGATAAGGGTATGCAATGCCGAGAACGAGCCGGCAAAGAAGATGAGTAAGGGCGAGATTCTTAGAAGGAACTCAGCTCTCAACGCGGCTCGAAGGAAGCAACTCCACACGAAAGGATAGCAATGAATTTCGACACGCTTGACGCAGACGTAAACAAGATCCTAACCAAGCACTTCACCAAAGGTCGCGAAGGGAAGAGCATCGATAAGGTCGTCATCCATTACAACGACGGCGATCTTTCCGTGCAGGGATGCTATGATACATGGCAGACTCGCGCCGCTTCTGCGCACTATCAGGTGCAGTCCGACGGTGTGATCGGTCAGCTTGTATGGGACAGCAATACTGCTTGGCACTGCGGAAATTGGAACGCCAACACAACGTCCATCGGCGTGGAGCACGCCAACAAGTCCAACCCGGTTCGCGTCACCGATCAATGCCTTGACTCCGGAGCCCATCTCGTTGCCGCGCTTTGCAAGTATTACAAGCTTGGTCGACCGGAGTGGCTCAAGAACGTGTTTCCGCATAGCTACTTCGTTTCGACGTCCTGTCCCGGATCTCTTCAAAGCGATCAGAAGGAAGCTTACATGAAGAAGGCCCAGGAGTATTACGACAAGATGACAGGAACGGCTTCCTCTTCGACCTCGACCACCTCGTCCACGACTTCTACGGCCAAGGCTTCCGTCGACACCGTCGCGCAACAGGTGATTAACGGACAGTGGGGTAATGGAGATGAGCGCAAGAAGAAGCTTGAAGCAGCCGGCTACAACTATACCGAGGTGCAGAACAAGGTGAACCAGCTTCTTTCCGGCAATACTTCGTCGACGAAGCTCTCCATCGACGAGGTAGCCAAGCAGGTAATCAACGGAAAGTGGGGTAACGGAGACGATCGCAAGAAGCGTTTGACCGCTGCCGGGTATGATTACTCCGCCGTCCAGAAGCGAGTGAACCAGCTTCTTGGCTAGTATAACGCTGCCGATCCGAAATTTCAAAATGGAGTAGTTGAAGTGATTACGTTCAATCAAAAGGGAGACTTCTCGAAATTGAATCGTTATTTCGAGCGTCTTAGGGAGAAGATTAGAATCGGCATCCTTGACAAATACGGACGTGAAGGAGTCCAGGCGCTGGCTTCCGCCACTCCTGTCGACACTGGAAAGACCGCCAACTCCTGGTCGTACAAGATAGTTCGAGAAAACGGATCGGCATCGATTATATTTTCAAACTCCAATGTAAACAAGGGAGTTCAGATAGCCATAATCTTGCAATACGGTCATGGAACAGGTACCGGAGGATGGGTGGAAGGTAGGGATTACATCAACCCGGCCATCCAACCGATATTTGACGAATTGGCCGACTCGGCATGGAAGGAGATAACCAGCCTATGAGCAAGACGGTTGACGAACGCGTAGTCGAAATGCGGTTTGACAACAGCAATTTCGAAAAGAACGTTCAGACATCCATGTCGACGCTTGACAAGCTCAAGCAAAGCCTGAATCTCGAGAAGTCGGCAAAGGGACTCGAGAGCATCAATAATGCCGCCAAGAACACGAACATTTCGGCGCTAGGAACCGCGGTGGAGACCGTGCAGGCGAAGTTCTCCGCCCTTGAAGTGATCGGTGTAACGGCACTCGCCAATATTACAAACCAGGCAGTCAATGCCGGAAAGAGAATCGTAAGCGCTCTGACGATCGAGCCGATAACCACCGGCTTCCAAGAGTACGAACTCAAGATGGACTCGGTCCAGACAATCATGGCCAGTACCGGCGAATCGCTCGGCACCGTGATGGACTACCTCGAAGAGCTTAATGTCTACGCCGACAAGACGATCTATTCGTTCTCCGACATGACCTCCAACATCGGAAAGTTTACGAACGCCGGCGTAAAGCTCGAGGATGCTGTAAACGCCATCAAGGGCATCAGCAACGAGGCCGCCGTTTCAGGCGCAAACGCCAACGAAGCCTCTCGAGCCATGTACAACTTCGCCCAGGCTTTGTCGGCAGGCTATGTAAAGCTGATCGACTGGAAGTCCATCGAAAACGCAAACATGGCTACCATGGAGTTCAAGCAGCAGTTGATCGACACGGCGGTTGAACTCGGAACCGTTACGAAGCAGGGCGAAAAGTATGTCACCGTCACCACTGACGCCAACGGAAAAGTTTCGGACGCGTTCACCGCGACTAGCATGTTCAACGAGTCCCTTTCGAATCAGTGGATGACGACGCAGGTTCTTACCGAAACATTGAAGAAGTACTCGGACGAAACTACCGACATCGGCAAGAAGGCTTACGCAGCGGCCCAGGACATCAAGACCGTTTCCCAGATGTGGGATACGATCAAGGAAGCGGCCCAGTCAGGATGGGGCACGACGTGGGAACTTGTCGTAGGCGATATGAACGAGGCGAAGATCTCGCTGACTGACGTCGCCAATGCGATCAGCAATATCATCGACAAGTCTTCGAAGGCGCGAAATGCTCTGGTCAAAGCAGCATTCGCCGGACCGTGGAAGAAACTTACGGGCTATGTCCAGGACGCTGGCGGAAGCATCGACGAATTTCAAAATGAAGTAATCGAAGTCGCTAAAGAGAACGGGATCGCCGTAGACGATCTGATTACCCAGTACGGTTCTTTCGAGCAATCTCTTTCCAGCGGCTGGCTTACGTCAGATATTTTAATAAAAACTCTTGAGAAGTTCAGTAGTTCCGCCACAGACGTTTCGTCCGCCACCGAGGACATGACGGCAAAGATCGAAGACTTCCAGTCGACCGTTAAAAAGATATGGGATGGGGATTTCGGAAGTGCTGAAGAAAGGATACAAGCTCTTACCGATGCTGGATATGATTATGCCGAAGTGCAGGATCTCGTAACAGAAACCCTAAATGGGCAGCAGTTGACGATCGCCGATTTGTCATCTGAACAGCTGAAAAACATCGGGTGCACTGAAGATCAGATCGCGTCTCTTGTCGGTTTGGCCGAGCAAGCCAAGAAGACCGGAACTCCTCTTAACGAGCTGATCCAGGACATGTCGAAGCCTAGTGGACGAGAACTTCTTTTCGACGCCATTACGAACACTATAGAGAACCTCGGAAAGGTTCTAAATAGCATCAAAGAAGCATGGGACGAAACTTTGGGGACCATGCTCAACGCCGATCTGATTTACGACATAATCAAGGCATTTGATGATTTCACGGCGGATTCGGAAAGTGTTGAATACGTATGCGGGAACATAAAGAGCGCATTCTCTGGACTGTTCAATAGCATAAAGCTTGTGGCTACGTTTTCGAGCGGTGCTCTTGGATTTCTGTCAAAGGTTGTAGCGGTTCTTAAAAGCAGTCTTGGACTGGATTTCTGGGGTCTAATCGGTCGTGCAGGTGACATGGCGACGGAGTTCTACAATTGGATCATGAGCAACAATGAGCTGGTCTCCAGTTTCAAGGAATCAGGAGAGATAATTCTTGACTGGATCGAGAACATTGTTACAGGATTCAAGAATCTGATAACGGAATTGTTCCAATTCTCTTCATTCAAAGATCTCGTCCTCGGTTTCACGAAAGGCCTTGTCGAATCGTTCTTGAAAATTCCAGGAGCATTCAACAACATTGTTCATTTCATAGAGAGTACCGTCGACAATCTAGTCACTCTGTTCCAAGATGGAAATTTGACAGTTTCGGACGTGCTCAAAGCCATAGGTGATGTCGCAAAGAATTTCGCGGATAATTTCGCCGATGTGTTTTCCGGTCCGATCGACGCGGTCAAGACATTTTTCAATAGTTTTTCAGACGGAGTCTCCACCTTTGTCTCGAACCACCCGGTGCTTTCAAAAATTTCGGAAGTTTTCAAGGAAAGTTTCGGAGGGATCGGAGAAACTCTAGGGAACATATGGACACAGATTTCCGGCTTTTTTAAGGGACTTGGCTCCGCGATCGCCACGTTCGTTACCGAAGGAAAGTTCGATCCAAGCTTCATCGTCGATATTTTCAACAATCTTGTCGACGGCCTGAAGAAAGTGATTCCGTCTTTGAGCAAGGTAATAGATGATATAAAGACGGCTTTGACGAATTTCGTCAATGGAATCGGCGAAAAGTTCAACCTTGTCAAAGAAGGCGGAAAGAATCTCGTAGATACCATTACCGATACCGCAAAGAACATCAAGGACTCTCTTTTCAAGAACTTTGACTTCAGCGATGTCGTCCAGATCCTTGTCGGTGCCGGAACATTGTTCGGAATGTACACGGTTTTCAAAGTCTTCAATGATATTCTTGGAAAGTTTACGAGCATAAAAGACAGCTTTACCGGAATGATGAAGTCCATCAGTTCTGCGTTCAAGAACGTTTCCGACGCCAAAGTCATCGAGACGAAAGCGAAGGCGTTCAGGACGTTTGCCGAGGGAATTCTAATGCTCGCTGCCGCTCTAGTGGCGTTGTCGTTCATCGATACCGAGAAACTTCTCATCGTGGCTGGAGTATTGTTGGCGCTTACCGTTGCCATCGGAGCGGTTACGTTTGCTTTAAGCAAACTCGATCCTGTGGACACCGGAAAACTCATTCTGATGGCCGGTTCCGTTCTGGCTATATGCGCGGCCATGATAATAATGGCCGGTGCATTGAAACTTCTTTCCACTTTGTCTCTCGAAAGTGTTCCGACAGTTCTTGCATATTTGGCGATAATCATTACGAGTTTGCTCGGTTTGATCGCTGCGTTTACGTGGCTTGAAAATGCCAACGGAGATGCGATAAAATCAGCAGGAAAAACGATACTCAAGATAAGCGTCTCGATGCTTATAATGGCAATAGCTTTGAAGCAGATATCTTCCATTTCTTTGGGCGATCTCGTCAAAGCGGAGGCGGTACTCGTAACCCTTACTGGTGCCATAACGTTGATGGTGCTTTTGATGGGAATAATCGGACGAAGCCCGGTCGACGGCGCATCTTCATTCATGAAGATAGCCGCGTCTCTTCTTGTCTTGGTTCTATGCGTAAAACTTCTTGGGGATATGGATCCGTCAAAAGTAGTAATTGGACTTACTGCGCTTTCTTGTTTGCTGATTGCCGTTACTTACCTTGTAATAATCAACAAGATTGCTGGAGTTCAAGGGGCCAGTGCAAGCATGCTTGCGATTTCGGCGTCTTTGCTGATTCTCGTTGGCGTATGCCTGATAATGGGAAAACTGGATATTTCGGCAGTTACCAAAGGCCTCGCTTGCATACTTCTTCTCGGCACGGCAATAGCTATCGTTGCGAGAATCGCAACAAAGAGTACCGATCTCGATGGACCAGGCATTAAGACATTGATAGGTTTGTCGGTAGCTATCGGAATTCTCGCGGGAGTCTGCGTTCTTCTCGGTTTGATCGATGAAGATGGTCTTCGAAAGGGAATCACGTGCATTGGGGTTCTGTCGCTATTTTTGGCAGGACTTATGAAGATGTCTCAGTATGTTCCGAGCGCCAAAGACACGGTCGGTTTCAAGAGTCTTTACGCCATGGTTTATGCCATAGTAGCTTTGGCGGTAGCGGTCGTGGCGTTGTCGATGATCGATCAAGAGAGACTCGTTCGTGCGACGGCGTGCATCGGACTCCTCATGGGAATGTTCTCTGTCATGATGGTCGCGTCGAAGTACGCCGGGAAGGCTTATGGAACCATGGGCATGATGGTCGGCGTAATTGTCGTTTTGGCGGTCGTCATATCCATCATAGGAAACATGGAACTCGATTCCGCGATAGAAGCGGCCGTGTCCATATCTGTTCTAATGCTATCGATGTCTGCGTCAATGGTCTTGATGTCGAAGCTCGGAAGCAGCTTGACGAAATCTTGGAAATCGATAGCCTTGATGCTTGGTGTCATAGGCGCGCTTGCCGGTCTTATTTATCTTATTGGAAGTATGGACGTCGGTTCGGCTATAACGGCTTCCGCGGCCATTTCGATCCTCCTTCTCTCCATGTCGGCATCGATATTTATTCTGTCCAACATGAAGGGAGATGTGAATGATTCTCTCGTTTCCATACTTGTCATGGTTCCGGTAATCGTCGCATTGGCTGCAATCGTAGCGAAGCTCGGCGGAATGCAAATGGACTCGGCGATCACCGCCGTAACGGCCATTTCGATACTTCTCGTATCCATGTCGGCATGCATGCTGCTTCTTAACACAATGGGCAGCGGAGCAAGCATGGGAGCGATGCTCAAAGGTATAGCCGGGATCGATATTTTCATAGCGGCCATAACAGCGATAGTCGCGGCGATCGGAGAAATCGACAAGCTTCTCGATGGAGGGCTACTCGATTCCGTATCTCGAGCGGTTCCTATATTCGAGCAGGTTGGTTCCGCATTCGGATCTTTGATAGGAGGATTCGTAAGCGGGATTTCGACTTCCATATTTGATTCACTTCCCGGAATAGGCGAGAACATCGCTCAATTCATGGACACGATCAAGATCGCATTTTCCGGCCTAGACAGTATCGACACCGAGAGATTGTCAACTATCGGTCAGCTTCTTGGATCGATGGCCGTGTTCGAGGGCGTGGACAGCATCATATCCTGGTTTACTGGAGACTCGCAGTTCGATAAGTTTGGCGAGCAGCTGACTTCTTTCGGCGAAGCAATTATAAGTTTTTCCGACACGGTCTCGAGCGGCTCGATAAATCAGGAAGCCGTACAAGCCGCCGCCAATGCTGGTAGCGTGCTCGCTGCTCTGAACAAAGAGATTCCGAACAACACTGGAATCATTCCGTATATTGTCGGCATGGGAGATCTGAGTGTATTTGGAGATCAGCTTGTAGAGTTCGGAGCAGCGATCGTAAAGTTTTCAAGGATCGTATCACAGGAAGGAGCAATTAATCAGGAAGCCGTACAGGCAGCCGCTAACGCTGGTGCTGTGATGGCTGCGCTTAATAAGGATATTCCGAACAACACAGGAATCATCCCGACTCTTGTCGGAATGAGTGATCTTGAGATATTTGGAGATCAGCTCGTAAAGTTCGGAGCGGCGATCGTCAAGTTCTCGAGAATCGTGTCCCAGGAAGGCGCGATCGATCAGGGAGCCATCGAAGCCGCTGCGAATGCCGGTCAGATCATGGCTGCTCTCCAGGACAACGTCGACCCAAATGGCGGATTCGTCCAATGGATCACCGGCAATACGGATCTTGGAAATTTCGGAACGCAGATGGCGAACTACGGAGCAGGAATCAAAGCATTTTCCGATTCCGTAGTCGGAATAGACGCTGCCGCTCTCGGTCAAGCCGTAAGCATCGGTGTCTCTATGAACGATCTTCTGAAGGCTCTCCCGGAACAAAAGATGTTCGACGGAAAGATGAACATAACTGAGTTCGGACAGAAGCTGATGAGTTTCGGAAATTACTACAAGAATTTCTCGAGCGTTGTTTCGGGAGTTGATTCTGGAAAGATTACGAGTTCCATATCTTCTATCAGGGCAATAGTCGACGTCGCCAAGTCGATGGTCGGAGTCGATTTCAGTGGAATTGATAAGCTTTCCGAACTCGGAAGCGTTGGCGATGCGATTGCCACTTATGCATCGAAAGTCGCATCGATTGACGTCGACAAAGTCAATACTTCCGTCAGCACGTTGCAGAATCTCATGAGTTTGATATCCAACATGGCTGGTCTGGACACGTCCGGAATAGGATCTTTCAAGCAGGCCATAAAGGATCTGAGCAGCATCAATGTGAGCTCTATTACTGCTTCGTTCCAGGGAGCATCTTCGAAGATGAGCGGAATAGGCGTGAACTTCATCAATGCTATTTCCTCCGGAATGAAGAAGGCATCTCCGACATTGAAGGCGACGTTGAGTTCCGTCATATCGTCTCTCGCTACAAGCGTTCAGTCTAAAACGGCTACGATGAAGACCGCCGGATCTAATCTGGCGAAAAGCCTGATCGACGGATTCAAGTCGAAATCCTCGACGTTCAAGTCCGAAGTAAGCAGGTCTTGCCAGACTGCGGCGTCCGGTGCTAGCGGAGCTAGGAGCTCGTTCTACTCTGCCGGAGTCTACATGTGCGCCGGTCTTGCCAACGGAATCAATTCGAGTTCATTCCTTGTTATTTCGGCAGCTACCGCCGTAGCGAAAGCTGCGGCATCAGCGGCAAAAGCGGCTCTGAAGATAGCATCTCCTTCCAAGGTGTTCTATCAGATCGGTGTCTATGCCGGAATGGGCATGGTGAACGCTCTCAATGATTACTCCGAAAAGACGTATAATGCTGGCTACGACGTTGGCGATAGTGCCGCGGAAGGCCTGAACCGAGCTGTAAAGAGGATGGGAGTCGATTATTTCGAAGGGATCGATCTCAATCCGAAGATTACACCGGTTCTTGATCTCAGCGACGTAAAGAACGGCGCGAATACCATCGACAGGATGTTATCCGGAATAACTCCAATGACCGCGATAGGCGACATAAGCGCTATTAGTTCTTCGATGGCTCGGACAAATCAAAATGGTTCTGCCAGCGACATCGTAGATGAGCTCAAAGCATTGAGAAAGGAACTCGGAAATGTGAGCGGGGACTCCTACATGATCGGTGACGTTCGCTATGATGACGACAGCACGGTTTCCAATGCCGTTCGCGATCTCATCCATGCGACGAAGGTCGAAAGCAGGGTATAATCAATGGCTACAGTTAAAGGTCTGTATATCAAGCAGCAGACTGGCACCGACAACCAGTATTACGCTTGGTGGGAATTCAGCGGAGCATCCAAGACGACCACCAGTTCGAGTTCGTCATCGGTGAAAGTTGGAGACTACGTAACCATCAAATCAGGATCGACTTGGTACAACGGCGTGGCGATCCCCTCTTGGGTTTTCCAAGATTCTTGGAAGGTAGGCCAGATCACAGGGGATCGCGCCGTACTTCGAACCAACAAATCCGGAAACGATATTTGCTCGCCAATCAAGGTCGGAAACCTGGTTGGAGGATCTGGAAGCTCGTCCAGTTCATCCACGACCACTACCGAAAGCTCGAGCAATCTCGACTACTACGAGGTCAAATGGTATTACGATAGTGGAGACAGTATCTGGTTCCAGGGGAGTTCTTCGCAGGACAACTATCAGACTTCGACTTACAGTCCTCCCGACAACGCGGTTGCGATCAAGGTCTATGTGCGACCTGTTTCAAAGACGTATACCGTAAATAACACCGAAACGTCCTACTGGTCAGGTACTGCCCAGACACTTACATACAACATCACGACGTACGCTCGTCCGGAGAAGCCGTCGACGCCTTCGATAGAGATCGACAAATTCGAGCTAACTTCGAAAATCACCAATATTTCGGATCCTCGAACCGACGAAATCCAGTTTTCCGTGTACAACGGAACCGAATCGTTCGCTACCGGAACCGCAACGGTCAAGTCTTGCATGGCGTCTTACAAATGCAACGTCAATGCCGGAGGCACGTATCGAGTGCGAGCCAGAGCCGCCAACATAACGACCGGAAGCAATCGCGCTTACAGCGATTGGACAGATTTCACAAGCGAAACAACGACCATTCCATCGGCGCCCAGTGGAATCACTTCGATCAAGGGAAATTCGTCAACTTCGGTATCGCTTGCCTGGAGTAGCGTGACCAGCGCAGATTCGTATGACATCGAGTACTCGACGAAAGAATCATATTTCGACAACTCGAGCGAAACCAAGAAGATCACTGGAATAGAGTTCGCGCATTACGAAGTGACAGGACTCGACACGGGAAACGAATATTTCTTCCGCGTTCGAGCAGTCAATGAAAAAGGCGAATCGAGTTGGACCGCGATCAAATCCGTAGTCATCGGAAAGAAACCGTCAGCTCCTACAACATGGTCTTCGACGACCACGGCGATTGTCGGCCAGGATGTTACGTTCTACTGGGTGCACAACTCCGAAGACGGATCGAACGAGAAGTATGCACAGCTCGAGTATATCGTCGACGGCGGAAAAGCAACCGTGGTGGATCTAAAGAATGTCTATACGAATGAGGACGACCAGTCGAAGACTCAGTATTACACGTTCTCGACGACTGGCTATTCGGAAGGTGCTACGATCAAATGGCGCGTGAGCACCGCCGGAGTTACAGGGGAGTATGGAGACTGGTCCGTTCAGAGGACTGTAGAAATCTATGCCCCCCCAACTTTGGCTTTGACTCTGACAAATCAAAATGGAGAGCTGATCGAGGCCGTGACCGAGTTTCCGTTCTATATCAAGGCGGTAGCCGGACCGAACACTCAGGCTCCCATCGGTTACCACGTGACCATAACGGCCGACAGCGGCTACGAAACCGTCGACAACATGGGAAACGACAAGACCGTGGCAGCCGGAGAGGAAGTATATTCACAGTATTACGACACTTCGGAAGTGCTTCTTCTAAGAATGTCGGCCGACAGCATCGACCTTCAGGGAAACATCAACTATACTCTTACGGTAGTTGTCTCCATGAACTCGGGACTCACCTCGACAGCCACCACCACGTTCGGAGTGGCATGGGAAGACGTGAGTTATATTTTGGATGCGGAGATAGCCATCGACAGCGTCACGAGGGTAGCCTATGTCACTCCGTACTGCCAGGATGAAGACGGAAATCCGGAAGAGAACGTTGAGATGTCGGTATACCGCCGAGAGTTTGACGGTACGTTCACGGAGATCGCCACCGGATTGCCAGCTTCGGCGAATACGGTCGTAACGGATCCGCATCCGGCTCTCGATTACGCTAGGTACAGGATCGTCGCTATCGATACGACTACTGGTGCTGTGAGCTACTATGATCCTCCCGGCTATCCTGTAGGTTGCACGTCGATCATTATCCAATGGGATGAGAAATGGTCGGAATTCGATACGTCGAATGGAGACGTGATGGAAGAGCAACCTTGGAACGGTTCGTATCTTGAACTCCCGTACAACGTCGACGTTACTGAAAAGACTTCGAGGGATTCGACCCTCGTCGATTACATCGGCAGGGAATACCCTGTCAGCTATTATGGTACGAAGGTTTCGACCACTCCTACGTGGAGCGTTTCGATCCCCAAGACAGACAAGGATACCATCTATGCGCTCCGACGTCTCGCTCTGTACGCCGGAGATGTTTACGTACGCGAACCTTCGGGCGCAGGATACTGGGCGAACATAGGAGTTTCGTTCAACAAGAAGCATCTTGACTTGACCATACCGGTTTCGCTCAGCATCACACGTGTATCAGGAGGAATGTAGGATGACTGATTGGCTTGCCCCGATGCAGCAGACGTTCGAGTATTACATCGTCGACCCGGGGACATGGAAGGATGTAAAGCGCATCCAGACTATCACTTCGGCGACGATCAAGCGGGATTCGACCGTCGAAACGCTCGGATCTGCGTCGTTCGACATGGACGAGTACATCGGGGAAGCCTACATTCGTACGTACCTCGTTACAATTCAAAATGGAGTCAAGGAGAGGCATCCTTTGGGCACACATCTCGCCCAATCGATGCCCTCCTCCTTCGATGGCATGCGGACGTCATATTCCGTAGATGCCTACACACCTCTCATGGAGGTAAAAGAGAACCAACCCCCTCTCGGCTATTATACGCCTAAGGGGGAGAACGTCATGGACACCGCCGTGTCTCTTACGGCGGAGCATTGCAGGGCCCCGGTAGTCGGAGCTTCTTTCGATACGACATTGTACAAGGATTTCGTAGCGGAGACGGACGACACCTGGCTGAGTTATATTTCCGACATGGCCGCCAACGCCAAGTTTGCATATGGGCTCGACGAGTTGGGACGAATCCTTTTCGAACCGAAGCAAGACCTCGCGTCGCTTCAGCCAGTTTGGACATATTCCGACGACAACAGTTCGATCCTCTACCCGGACATCAGCGTCGATCACGACATGTTCGGGATTCCGAACGTCGTCACCGTCATATATTCCGACAATTACGACTATTACGAATCCACTGTTGTCAACGACGATTCGAACAGCCCAGTCTCAACAGTCAATCGAGGACGAAGGATCGAATACAGGGAAGATGATCCTAGTTTGAGCGGAACCCCAAACCAAAAAATGGTGGACGAGTATGCAACAGCGCTTCTCAAGTCCCTTTCAACTCTGGAATGCACCGTGACATACAAGCATGGATACAACGACGTCCGGATCGGAGATTGCGTAAGGTTGAACTATCGCCGTTCGGGAGTCTATGACATAAAAGCTAAAGTAACTCAGCAGAGCATCAATTGCCAAAACGGATGCGCCGTAAGCGAGACAGCGGTATTTACGCAGAAACTGTGGGGGTGATGAAAAATGGCTCTTTCGGAAAGCATTCTTTCCCAGTTCGCAAAGATGAACGTGTCTACTGAAAAGAACACGGAAGGAACGCTCGTAACTGGAACGGCCGTGAAGTACGGAGACAGCACATACGTTCGACTCGACGGATCCGATCGACTCACTCCGATCCAGAGCTCCACCGCAAGTTACCAGGAAGGCGACCGCGTTTCCGTATTGATCAAGAACCATTCCGCAACAGTTACTGGAAACGTAACCGATCCTTCTGCCGGTTTGAAATCTGTAGATTCGGTCACGGGAGAAGTCAGCGAACTCGGCAAGAAGGTAAGCGAATTCGACGTGGTGATCGCCGATCGAGTGACCACTGAACAGCTCACCGCAGAAGTGGCTCGCCTGGATACGGTCTACGCCAAATCCGTAGACGTTACGGAGCAGCTAACAGCAGTAGACGCCGATATTTCTTCGTTGAAGACGAAAGACGCGGAGATCACAGGAACTCTCGAAGCCGCCAACGCCGACATCGACAACATCAAAACGAATTATATCACTTCGTCTGTCGTTGAGTCGACTTACGCAACGATCACGAATCTGACCGCAACCGATGCGACAGTCAATAACCTCAAATCTACCTACGCAGACTTCGAGTCCGCCACGGCAAACAACTTCGAAGCGGTCAACGCCGATATTTCCAGCTTGCAGGCCAACAAGGCGGACATTTCCTCTCTGAACGCCACGTACGCCAACATCGATTTCTCGAATATCGGAACAGCGGCCATCGAGGAGTTCTTCTCGAAGTCTGGCATGATTTCCGACCTGGTGGTCAGCGACCAGTCCGTCACGGGAACGCTCGTGGGCGTTACGATCACTGGCGACTTGATCAAAGGCGGAACTGTCGTAGCCGACAAGCTCGTGGTCAAGGGCGAAGACGGCATATTTTACAAGCTCAATACTGACGGAGTGACGACTTCGGCTGAGCAGACGGACGAGAACAGTCTCAACGGTTCCGTCATTACCGCCAAGTCCATCACGGCCGAGAAGGTGAACGTCGACGACCTCGTGGCTTTCGGGGCGACGATCGGCGGGTTCCAGATCGACGAGGATTCAATCCATACCGTCGCAAAGGATGCGATCGACGCGGACGTGATCCCCGGTGTATATTTCGACAACGACGGGCAGTTCTCCGTCGGCGACGACAACACATATTTGAAGTTCTTCAAGGACACAGACGGAAAGTGGAAGCTCGTCATCAGCGCGAGCAGCATGATGTTCGCAGCATCTTCCAAAAACGTCGAGGATGCTTTGGACGAGGCGACAACGACTGCGAACAACGCCCAGGCCACCGCCGACTCCAAGCGACGGGTGTTCACCGATATTCCGGAACCTCCGTACGACATCGGCGACCTGTGGTCTCAAGGCCCGACCGGCGAGATGATGGTTTGCGCGACTGCCAAGGGAGTGGACGACGAATATTCCGAAGCTGACTGGATCAATTCGTCGATGTACACGGACAGCACGATCGCGAACGACGCTCTCAACAAGGTCAATGATCTGACGTTCACTGTCGACAACGAGCTTAGAAGCGACATCGAGACCGCGAAGAACGTCGCGGATTCGGCTTCGGAGGACGCTCAGACCGCTTTGGACTCCGCGCAGAGCGCGCAGGGAACGGCTGAAACGGCCCAAAAATCCATCGACTCCCTGTCGAACGATATCAAGGCGCGCATACAGTTCGGGGTCGAGGACGATTCACCGATAATGACGTTTTCATCCAGTTCCGACGGTCTTCAGACCAAGATCACTAATAAAAAGATCAGCTTCATCGACAACGGAAATGAAGTGGCCTATGTCAGCGGCCAGAAGTTCAACATGGTCGATGCTTCGGCACAGACATTGCAGATCGGAAAGTTCCTTTGGGAGACCCGTTCAAACGGCAACTTGTCTCTGAAGTATGTGGAGTGATAAATGACAACTGTAAGATCAAGCGTTTCGAACCACTGGTGCTGCCGAATGGACTACAGCACCAGTTCGAACGATACCAGCTACACCGTAAGCGTCAATTCGGGTTTCGAGTCAAGCGGCTGGGGATTTTCCATTTCTAGCGGAATCAGCTCGACTTCCTACGTCAAGTTCAACGACGGATCGTGGGATTCGAGCATAACAGGCTCTGGAGGCTTCTCGTCCGCGACCGGAGCTACGACATACAAGGCTTTGTGCTCTGGAAGCAAGACACTGACCAAGACGCACTCTGCTCAGACCATATATCTTCAAGGTGGAACCAAGAACTCGTCAGGATACATGAATGCAAACCTGTCGACTTCGATCATCTCGATTTCTGTTCCGGCAAAGACTTCATACACCGTCTCGTACAACGCGAACGGCGGATCGGGCGTGCCTGGCAACCAGACGAAGTGGTACGACGAATCACTGACCCTTTCCTCGACCAAACCGACACGTACCAACTACACGTTCAAGGGCTGGGCCACGTCCTCTTCTGGCTCGGTGGCCTACGCTTCTGGCGCCACCTACACGGCGAACTCGGCTGCGACGCTCTACGCGGTCTGGTCGGAGAACACCTACACCGTCTCGTACAACGCGAACGGAGGCTCTGGCGCTCCCTCGTCGCAGACCAAGTACGCGACCAGCAACCTCACGCTCTCGTCTACCAAGCCCACGCGAAGCGGCTACAACTTCAAGGGCTGGGCGACGTCCTCTTCTGGCTCCGTGGCGTACGCGGCTGGCGGCACGTATTCCTCCAACGCGAGCGTGACGCTCTACGCCGTGTGGGAAATCGCGTACATCGCGTCCACCATCTCGGCTGGTTCGGCCTACCGCTGCGATTCGAGCGGCAACGCGTCGGACAGCGGTACGTATTTCAAGGCTTCCTTCACATGGAAGGTCGACACGACCGCGACCAGCGGCAACAGCGCGAAGACCCTCTCCATCAAGTACTCGGACGGCTCCACCACCAAGACCGCAACGCTCGGAGGCACTGGCACGGGCAGTTCAAGCGGCACCACGACCGCGCTCGTATCGGACATTTCCACCGACTCCCAGTACACGGTCACGTTCTCGCTCACCGACCAGACCGACCGCACCGTCACCCGAAGCGCCACGGTGACCAAGGCTTTCTTCGTCATGGACTTCTACAAGGACGGAAAGGGAATCGGACTCCTGACGGCGGCACCGAGTACGGGGGTGGAGATAGCGGACAACATAACGGTGAGTTCCGATGGGTCAAGTTACAGCTCGTCTATCAGCGAAATAACTACGAACACCAAGCTTTCGAATGGCTCGACCAGAACAATGACGTTCGGTACCAACACTGTTGACACGTATCCTGTAATCAGAACCGTCCTCGATGGAACCGAAAAGAACTGGTTCACGTTTTCGGATTCGTCCCTGAATACAAAAGGTGGAGTATCCGCCAACTCGAACATGTCCGTGCAAAGAAGCACGGGCGACACAGGCTTCACCGCAAAGAGGACGGATGTCGATGTGGCCTGTTCGCTCTACGTCGGTTCGGGCGGAGTCAACCACGGCGTATGGAGTTCGAAGCAGTCGAAGTGGCTCGTTAACGGAGACGCGTCGAACGTCTACGTCGGCGGGATGCAGGTGGCGGACACGATAGTCGCGCAGGGTCTTACTTCGAAAGGCTCTGGCGGAAGCGGAACGGCTGGCCGCTTCCTGTGGACGAAGTGGAACTCTGGCGCGGCTGAAATCATATACACGACAACCGTATCAACAACCGTAAATTCGTCATGGGGAAGCCTGTACATCAGCTCTGGTTTCACGATGAACCTCTCGCTTCCGTTCAGTTTCTCGACCACCAGCGGGAGGATGTGGCCCTCCGTGTCGATAGGAGTCGTCACGACGGACAGCTCTGGACACGGATGTTTCGGCATGATTGAAGGCAGCGGAAACAACTACACGACACTCCCAAAGACGTTCTACATCGTGCGAGGGCAAGCGAACACCAGCACACTCTATTACAACGTGACTGTGACCATGAGGGGGCAGTGGAAGTAATGAGATATCTCGATTCTGATTTCACCCCCATGCCAGACAGCTTCGACCAGTCCCTCTACGACATCGTGGAGCAGGACGTGGCTAAGGAAGGCGCGTACGACACCATCGACAACGAGACGAAGTTCGCGCTGGACGAGGAAGACTACGAGAAGGCGATGGTCTGCTACCCGAAGGACAACCCGATAGCGCGAGAGGTCGCCGAGACGGAAGCGCGGATGCAGGCCGAGAAGGACACGGCGGAGAACGTCGACGGCACGTTGGCCGCATTATACGAGACGGTGGAGCAGCAGGCCGAAACCATCAGGCAGCAGGACGAGGTTCTGGCCGCACTCTACGAAGCGTTGGGAGGTAGCGATGACTAGGCTCGACAAGCTCATGGTCGACGTCTACGTCCGCATGGTCAACGACGGCACTGCGACGCTCGAAGACCTGCGCGGACGTTTGAAGGACGAAGTGTACGAAGCGGTGAAAGACAAGGTAGAATAAAATTCATATTTAAGACAAGGAGAAGCAGTGTATTACAATTATAACCAGCCATATCCTACGACTGGCTATAGTCAACCCTATCCGAGTACGACCGGCTACAGCCAGCCTACCATCTACAACCTTCCTGGAAAGACGGTTGCTTCGCAAGAGGAAATTCGTCCGAATGATATTTCCATGGACGGTCGAATAAGTTTCTTCCCTATGAACGATTATTCGTGCATATTCGCGAAGGCCTGGAATTCGGATGGGACGATAAGCACTGTAAAGTTCATTCCTCAGGCGCAGGAGACTCCGGTGGTCAAGACGGACGACAAGTACGATAGCATCATCGAGCGGCTCGACCGCATCGAAGCGTCCATCAGCCACCGCAAACCTCACGTGAAGAAGGAGGCTCCTGCAAATGCCTGATATTTTCAAGTTCGCGATGGGAATGCTTGAGAGAAATCCTAACATCTCAAACAATCCGAACGCTTCCGAGTTCGTCAACGCCATCAAGTCGAACGACTCGGTACGCGGGAAGCAGATAGCCGAAAATCTGTGCAACAGCTATGGCATGACCACCGAGCAGGGAGTGACTCAGGCAAAGCGATATTTCGGCATAAAATAGGGTGTGTCTTTTCCTGAGGAATTTCGGTAACGCGCGGCTGATTTTCCCCGGGTGGGATTTTGTAAAAACCTTTTTAAGAAAAATGGGGGAATTATGTTTAACGCTACGACGCCTAGCTTGGCAGACATCGCAGCAGTCACCGACGGCCGTGGGGATGACGGCTTCGGAGGCAACAACGGATGGTGGATTCTCATCATCCTGTTCGCACTCTTCGCTGGTTGGGGAAACGGCGGTGGTTTCGGCGGAGGAAACAACGCCGCTACGCAGAACTCGTTCACGCAGGCTGATATTCAGCGCGGGTTCGACAACCAGAGCGTGATGAACAAACTCAACGGGCTCGAGAACGGGGTTTCCAGCCTCGGTTACGACCAGCTCAACCAGATGAACGGCATCAACCAGAACGTGAACCAGACTGGCTACGGCATCCACAACGCCATCCAGCAAGTCGCGATGGAGAACGTGCAGAACACCAACTCTCTGCAGTCCCAGATCTCGAATTGTTGTTGCGAGAACCGTGAGGCCACCGCGCAGGTTCGCTACGACATGGCTACCAACACTTGCCGTATCGAGAACGCTATCAACAACGTAGGACGCGACATCATCGAGAATGCGAACTGCAACTACCGTTCTCTCCACGACGAAATGGTCGCGATGCAGATGGCTGCGAAGGACGAGAAGATCGCCGAGCAGCAGGCGATGATCCAGTCGCTCAATCTCACCGCGTCCCAGTGCGCCCAGAACCAGTATCTCATCAACCAGCTCCGTCCAGCCGCTGTCCCTGCCTTCAGCGTACCCAATCCATATTCCAGCTACGGCTATGGATGCTATAGCAGCAACTGCTGCTCCGCGGCGTAACGAACTGTAAGAGGGAGCCTTCCGGTGTCAGGAGGGCTCCCTTTATATTTTCAACGGAGGTATGAAGTGATAGTGCTATCGAACACGACTACCCAGACATTGGCTCCCGGGCAGTCCCTTACCTTTAACGATACGGTCCTGCACTCCGGTTGCGGAGAATGCCACAGGGCGAACACGGGGTCTGTGAAGCTCCGTGCGAATGGAATCTACGAAGCGAGTTTTAGCGGAAACGTACAAGGCGTTGGAACGGTGACTACTCCGGTTCAGCTAGTGCTGACCGTCGGAGGCGAAGCCCTTCCGGAAACAACCATGATCACTGTTCCGAATACGGCCGGATACCAGAATATTTCCACAACCACGGCAATCAAGAATTGCTGTGGCGATTACGACAGGCTTAGCGTTACGAACAACGGAACCGCATCCATAGTGATCGCGGCGAATCCTGTGCTGTTCGTCCGCCGGGTAGCTTAGGAGAGACATATGCACGAATGCATGCACAAGGTTGCCGATATTCGCAACAGCCTTATGGAGATCGTGCAGGAAGAGCTTTCCGGCGATATTTCCTGCGTAGACACTTGCGAACTTGGAGAGACGATCGACATGATCAAGGATCTCTTCGAGGCCGAGAAATGTTATTACGAAGCTTGGCATTACAAGCAGACGGTTGAAGCTAAGACTACCAAGTAGCTTCCGATCCATATTTTCGTGGAATGAGACGTCGCGAGGGGAGACTCGATGTCGGAAGTTACGGAACTTATCAAATTTCTTTACGGAGCCGGTTTGTCCGTTGTTCCGTGGGTGGTGCTTGGACTCCTGGTGTGGCTGGTTGTCACGCTGAAGCCTCACATCGCCTCTTACATAGATGCGAAGAGCAAGGCAAGAACAGACCAGATCAAAAAGGAGGGCGAGCGGAATGAAATAATCCGTAACTGCTCCGCGACGATCGAGGCTTGCACGACCGCCTTGGAGCTCGTATCCAACGACCGCCATCTCGTTGACGAGCGGTTGGACAAGGACGAGGACGCTTTCAAAGAGCGACTTGTCAACATCCAGAATGTGGTCACCCAGTGCAGGGACGAGTTGGTTAAGACCCGTTCAGAAATCAGTGTGCTGGACAAGAAGATCGACCATATTTCCTGAAGATCGGAGTAAAGAATGGACGAGAACAAGAAAGAAACGATCATGGCGTTCGTGCGCCTCGCTTGCATGTTCCTTTCCTCGACGATGGCGATGATCGGAATCACGGTCGATGCCGATTCCATGTTCGTCGGAGCCACCATCGTTCTGTCGGGAGTGGCGTTCATCTGGGCGTGGTGGAAGAACAACAACGTTACCTCCGCCGCGCAGGAGGCTCAGAAGGTGCTTGACGAACTCAAGAACGGAGAGACGAATGAGTAGCGACTATCTTCAGCACTATGGCGTTCTCGGAATGCATTGGGGAATCCGCAAAGATCGTAGTTCCAGCGGCGTGAAGAAGACGAAGACCCAGCGCAAGGTGGATGAAATTGTCGGAGATAAGACAAAAACCAGAGCGCGTAAGGTGGCGGAAGTAGAAAATGTCTACCGAAAAGCAAAACGGGATATGAGCCGGAAGGGCACCGCAGCACTCATGGTTACTTTCGGAGCGACAATGGCCGGAATGTTCCTTGCCCCGACCTTTCCGTTGTCGATGGCCGTTGTCGGATCTTCTGGAGTGGGAATGCTGGCGCTAGACGGAGCAACGCGGGTTAAGGCCGATAAACTTTTGGATGAACTTAACGTCAACATGGCAGATCTTACCGGAGAGGTTCAGAAGTACAACAAGCTCGTTTAGAAGCGATCTTAGGAGGAAGGATGCTCTATATGATTCTCGCATTCGTCATGGGCGTCTTGGCGGGGTGCGCGGTCTTCTTCATATTTTCGAAGCGCAAAGAGGATAAACCGATCGGGTCTCTCAAGGTTATGACGAGAGACCCGGACGGTCCATATTTGTTTCTCGAGCTGTCGGAATCCATGGATATCCTGACGGCCAAGAAGAAGGTCACGATGAATGTGGAACTAGAGAGTGACGATATTTTCAAAGGAAGAGCGTGACTCTATGGACGGATACGACAACTTCATGAATGACGCACAGATGGTGTTTCTTGCCGTGTTGCTCTGCATATTTTTGATTTGGCGAAGTTACTCGATGTTCTATCACGGAATCTTCGGGTGATCGCATGGATGACTATCTGAAGCATTATGGCGTTCTAGGAATGAAATGGGGGGTTAGAAGAACCCCGGAGCAACTCGGTCATCGAAAAAAGAAATCCTCCATAAACAAAAAAAGCGGAAATCGAATTTATAATTATGATCCAGAGAAACATGGAACTTATTATAACGGAGAGAGTCGAGGACAAGACCTGAAATTGAAAAAGGGGACCGAAGGATACAGGTTTCAGGTTTCCAATAAGATGGATGACAATTCATATGTTTCACTCGATAAAGAAGACAATCTATCTTATACGACAAACGAAGTAGGCAGTTTTATGTCGTGGCTTCCAGAGACGCTTAATTATAAAGGAAGCCCTTATAGTGTCGAAGCTGATGAATGGCTCAGTGAAAAACTTAAAAATAATCCAGTCCATACTCTGACTCTGGTTTTCAATAAAGACATGTTGCTCCCGTCTTACACGGAAACGATTGATTCGTTCATTACTGCTGTAAACAAGGTCGGGCTTGACAAGGTAGTTGATCAGGCTGATTTGGGTTCGGACTTTGTTTCAAACTTCAACAATGTCGAATCTCAGGATTGCATAGATCAGGCATATCTTGAGTTCTCTAGATCTTTGTTTCGTGATACTGACGCGAAAAAAGAGTTCATAGAAGACCTTACAAAAAAGGGCTATGATGCGGTGGTAGACGAAGCTGATGTAGACTTCAGAGGACCCGACGATTTTTACGGCTTAAATAGCTCGATTATTGTATTTTCCAAAAACGACACCACCGTCAGTAAAGACATGAAGATATCCGATGTCGATAGGTCTTTCTTTAAAGAAGTAAATGGAGGAGGGGATGAATGGACGATGGGCCGGGAAGCAGCTTATAGTATAGAAAGCGAACTCGATAGTCTCGAAAAATACGGGGGATCAAAAGAGATGATTGAAGTCGGAAAGAAGTGGGCTAATTATTATCTGAATTAGTATCGCGAAACCAGCATGTTCTTTTATGGAATGAAGGTCCATTATATTTGAAAGGAGATTACAATGGACAAAGACATCAAAGAACTCTTGACGTCGCAGGCAACTGTGGAAATCGAGGGCTTGTCTGGATTCGAGCAAGGATCCGACGAGCAGACGAAGGCTGTGGCCAATCTGTCGCGTTTGATGGATATTCGGGAAAGCGAGCTTCGCACTCAACGCGAACTCGATCTCAAGGAAAGGGATCTCGATTTGAAGGAGCGAGAACTCAACATCCGCGAGATCGAGAGCATCGAGACGCGCAAGCAGCACAAAACCGATGTCGTCCTCAAATGCGCCATAGGTGCCGCGCAATTGGCGTTCGCTGGATTCTGGTACGGAAAAGGATTCAAGTTCGAGACGACCGGCACGTATGTTTCGAAGACGTTTCAAGATTTGAAGAGGAATGTCGAAGGTCTGTTCAAGTCTGGACCTTTCAGGATGTAAACTTTGCATTCCGGAGAAGAGGTTTCTCGCTCATGCGAGGCCTCTTCTCTTTGTTTTGCGCAATATTTTCATGGGATTTTTCAATTTCAAAAGTGCTGGTAGACGGCTCGTTTGTCACGTCAACAAAACCATATTTTACATCGGCATGAAGATCTGTCCGTGTTTGAAAGGAGCAATAATGGACAAATACTCGGTTTCCGTCAATCGAAGGGTGCTTGTAAGGGACGAAGAAGGTATATTCGGGAAGAGGGACGCCCTTGTCAACGAGCACCGTCTCGTAATGGCCCAGCATCTCGGAAGACCCCTGCGGTCAGACGAATTCGTACGCCACGTCAACCACGATACAATGGACAACCGGATAGAGAATCTGGAAATAGTGTCTCCAAGCGATCACGCTAAGATAATCCGGGAACTTCACGGGTCCAAGAAGGAGGATCTAAGCTATGTCGAGACGATCATCCTTCGAAAGCGCGTGGAGAAGCTTAGGGCGAAAGGATATTTCGGATCGCCTATCAAATGATCGCGAATTTTTCCAACGGTTTTATGAAGTAACTGTAAATCGTTGGAAAGGAACGATCATGCTTAAGATGTTCAACTATGTGCTTGGCGACATTGTTTGGGATCGATTCAACGGAGACGTTGCGAAGGCATACGCGAAGGCTTTGGGCTTTGGCGCCGCTCTCGGAATGGTGTCCGGAGGCATCTCGATGGCCGCTTGGCTCTTTTGGTACACCCGTCTTGCAGACATGGTCGATCATTAACGATCGGTTCGAAGAAGAGTCTATATTTTCATAGCCTCTTCTTTTTGTCGCGAAATTTTCAACATTTTTTATGAAGTAAAAACAACAACCAATCATGGATTGAAAGGAACAATCATGAAGAAGGTTATGTACTTTGTACTTGGAATGGCTGTATCATTCATCGTGATGTTTGCAATTACCAATGCTACTGGAAATGGAATTTTTGTATCGCATGACCCTTACGTGCGCGTTAAAGATATGATGGAGAACGTCTTTAACGATACTTTCGACGAAGATTATTCGATCGAGATCGATGACGACGGCGAAGGAAGTCACGCTGACGTGTACGTATACGACAAAGAAGGCAATAGGATTTACAGATACGCCATTCCTCGTAGCGAACTTTATGGCTAGCATCACGGGAATAGCATACGCTATTCCTTTTATATTTTTGTCGCGAAAGAAACATAGCTTATTATGAGATAGAAACAACTAGAAAGTCATCGGTTGAAAGGAATCATCATGACTAAAAAGATTATGTTTTTGATGCTCGGAATAGCTATGTCATTTTTCATGATGGTAGCCATCGCGAACAAGGACGACAGCGAATACGCTGCTTACCAAACTGCTTGCTACGACTATGCAGTGGATCATGTTCAGACGCATTCCGGCTTGGATATCGAATCTGGTAGCTACCAGGTTTCGATTGAAGATCCGGATGCCGAAGATCCTGATTTCCGCTGGGTAGACGTATACGACAGTGACGGAAAGCTCGTATTCACTTCGCACGTCGACTTTGGAATCGTTGATTGCTAGCTTCATGGGAATAGCATACGCTATTCCTTTTATATTTTTATCGCGAAATAAGCATCCGCTTTTATGACCTGCAAACAGATTCTAAGGAGGAATCATGCAAAAGAAGGAAGAACGTCAATACCAGTTGAAGGTTCACGAGCACATCAAGTCCATACTGGAATGCGTCGACGAAGAACGTAAGAAGCAAGTTCTTCGCGACATCCAATGGATCGTCGGCGCGGCTACTAATCACGGCAAGGCGCTCAAAGATTCCGAAGAATAAGGAGGTCGAGAGGTCTATATTTCATAGGCCTCTTTTCTTTTCGCGAAAAGAACCAGGTCTGTTATGACACGTAACGAAAGTACGGAAGAAAGGAGAGCAACATGCTGTTGTTCACGATTCTGGCATTTATCGTCATATTTATGATCATTCTGATCTGTTCCGGAGTAGGTTTTTTCGGAGCGGGGTTCGTGATCATTTTTGCCGACGTAATTGTCTGCGTTGTGCTCATCTGCTTGCTTATCAAGTTTCTTGCATCCAAGAAATAGTGTCAGACAAGAGTCTATATTTTCATAGACTCTTGTCTTTCGCGAAAAAAGCAGAACGTTTTATGAAAGGACAATAACCATAGAGAAAGGTTCTGAAATGAACAACGTTCTGTTTATCGGTTCTATCGCAATTGCGACCGTGTTCGCTCTCACGCTTGTGGGGCTCATCATCGCTATCATCAAGGATGATGACTTCATGAGCAACGACGAACTGGTCCAGTGGGATAACTGAACCAGAATGTTCTGCGGAACATCTAAATGGATTTGCGAAGAGTAGAGACGCTTGAAGATTTCAAGGTCTCTCCTCTTTTCAGCTCCATTCATATTTTCGGAAAGGAATTTCAATGGACGAGAAGAAAGACGTGGTGAACCACCCGAAGCATTACGAAACAGGATGCGGGTTTGAATGCATCGACGTCATGATCGAAACGCAGGGGGTAGAGACTGTAAGAAGCTTCTGCATCTGCAACGCAATGAAGTATATTTACCGCCACAACCTCAAGAACGGCGACGAAGACATCGAGAAAGCCAAATGGTACATAGATAAGTATCTGGAACTTGGAAAGTCGCGATAAAAACAAGATATTTTATGAGAAGGATCATTCGGATCCTTATGTTCGAAAGGAATTGTAATGTTTTGGAAGAAGCAGGACAAGGAAATCTACGAAATCGGTCAAACCGCAATGGACGGTCTGTCCAGCTTGGTCGACGAGAATCATCGCGACGCGGCTCAGGTGCTTGTCGCCACTATCATCAAGTGCGACTGGGATCTGTTCGCGAACGAGAAGAAACGCATCGACTTCAAGAACGGACTCACGTGTTTTGCGCTCAACGCCGTTTTCGGAGCTTTCTTCTTTCTCCTTGTAAAAGGTTACGAAGACGAAATCGAAAAACTGAAAGCCGAAAACGAGTAATTCTCAGAGAAGAGTCTATATTTCATAGACTCTTCTCTTTCTTCGCGAATCGAACAAGTCCTATTATGAAGTAAGGTCGCTTATAGAAAGGAGACACAATGTCTAAGCGCACCCGTATCGACACTTCCCGTGAGATTCGTCTCTGGCTTGGTCAAGTGATCGTGCCGTCAATCATGACTGCCGGCATGCTCTCGCAGAACGAGCTGGTTCAGAACAAGGCTCGGGAGGTGAAGAATTTCGTGGTCGGCAAGATCGGCGCTGTGAAGAACAAATTCGCAGGCGACTGACACTTCGAAGAGCTCTATATTTTATAGGGCTCTTCTCTTTGTCGCGAAAACATCCATTACTTTAATGAGGTAACTGTAAAGTTCAGTCGAAAGGACGACAATGCTCAGCTACATTTTTGCGACATTGAGTATCGCGCTTGGAATCGTGCTCGGTTGCGTATCGACATATTTGTTGATATCCGACCGGGCACTCATGGCCAAGCTTTACTTCAAGGTCAAGAACGTGCTTGCTGCCGTCAAGAAGAAAGACGACGGTTGCTGAAAAGCTTTAGAGCTTCATATTTTATGGAGCTCTTTTCTTTCGACCGAACTCGCGAAAAGGTCAGGTTCTTTTATGAGAAGGAGGTGACCTATATGAGTCCGAAAATCATCAAAGTTTTGGGAATCGCGGCAACCGCAATCGGTATCGCGGCGAACATTCTCGGAGACTGGGCTGGTAAGAAACAGTCCGAATCCGAAATGAACGACGCTATCGACAAGGCTGTCAAGAAGGCACTTGAGAAGGAGGTCAAGTAGGTGCCACTCGCAAAGAGAGATTGCATTCGCAGTCTCTCTTCTGTTTTGAAAGGAGCGAGATGGGTTATATTTTGATATGGCTCGAAGGAGTCGTGATAACTCTAGCATTCGCCGTAGTTGTCGTGGCCGCGGCGTACATCCTTAGAGCTCTGCTGGATTTGCTGGACAAGTACTTCGATATTTTCTAGGAGGAACAATGCTCACTCTAATGTGCTCGGCCATGATCGCGGCTGTAGGGATTTCGATCTACGCCGCTCTGGCGCTCGAGCTCGCGCTCATCGTCGTGGTTGCTTACAAGGCGATCTCATGGTTGTTGAAGTAGGCGGGAGGAGGCGCTACGTGGACGAGCGCTGCTATCTCTACGTCAGCCTGATACGCATGTATGCTGACCACAACATACTCGACCCGAAGAACCGTCGCGATTGGCACCGTTACCAGTGGACGATATCCACCGAGAGGTGGGCGGTAGACGAATTGATCTCGAGGGTTCTCGACGAGTACGATAGGCTTCCTCCGTTCGATGGAAGCCCGCACGCGGAACCTGCGCCGATAGACCAGATAGTCCATGAATTCATCGACGAGATGGAGTATTACTCGATCGAGTCTAGTCGCCGTAGAACCGAAGATATTTTCAATGTCGCAAGAGACGTCGCGCTAGACGTCTTGGCCTACCTGCAGATATATTTGCAGTGCTTTGGGGAGGAATAATGGATTTGAATTCCATTGCGAGGACCGTCAAGAACGGACTCAAGAAGCATACTCCAGAGATTCTCACAGGTATCGGAATCGCCGGAATGGCCACTACGATCGTTCTGGCCGTGAAGGCGACTCCGACAGCATACGAGATTCTCGAAGAGTACAAGGAAGAAGAGGAACTCGAGAAGGTTCCGGTCGTCGAAGCGGTCAAGCAAGTCTGGTCGCTTTATATTTCGTCGGCGGCAACGTTCGTCGCTGCGACAACGTGCATCATCCTGGCAACTTCTGTAAGCAGGAAACGCAACACGGTTCTCGCAACAGCATGCGCAATGTCGGAAGCGGCCTTGAGCGAATACAAAGAGAAAGTGGTCGAGACGTTCGGCGAGAAGAAGGAGAAGATCGTTCGAGACGCCATCGCCAAAGACAAGGTCGAAGAGAAACCAGTGTCCAAGGAGAAGGTCTCGGATACTGGTGACGGTCTGACTCTATGCCTCGAACCCATTTCCGGGCGATATTTCTATTCGGACATCGACAAGATCAAACGGGCGATAAATCTTACGAACGAGTACATGCTGCGCAATTCTTACGCGTCGCTCAATGATATTTACGACGAGTTGAATCTCAAGTGCTCGTCGCTTGGAGACGAACTCGGATGGAACGTAGAAGGTGGTCTGATAGATCTGGATCTCAGTTCGCAGCTGACCGACAACGACGAACCGTGTCTCGTGATCGAATTCCGCAATCCTCCTCATCCCAACTATGATTTATATTTGTAATTCGCGAAATTTTCAATACCTTTTATGACAGGAAACCAAAATAGGTTTCAAAGATTAGAAAGGATTTAATCATGGAAGAGAATGAGATTATCGAGGACGTCATCTACGTTCCCGAGGACGAAGATTCCGACGATTCTTGCACTGGCGAGATCGTGGCGGATTGTGACTCCGACGACTCTGACGATTCCGGAAGCAATGTCGCTCTCGTGATTGGAGCGGCCGCCGCTGGCGCCGGGCTTTACGCCCTGGGCACCAAGGTGGTCGTCCCGTTCGCGAAGAAGGCATTCGCCAAGGGAAAGCAGAAGATCGACGAGGTCCGCATCAATCACGAGCTTCGCAAAGAGAAGAAGCGCATCGAGATCAAGACCAAGGAACTCGAAGACGAGAACGAGGAAATCGTTCAAGACATGGAAACCAAGTAAATCTTGATACCGTGAGGTGACACACTGGAAAGCATATTTTTCAATATGCTTTCCTTTTTGTTTTTGAGGAGGATTCTAGTGAGCGAATACCCGTCGAACCCTCTGCGCAAGCAGGACGACACTGTCGTGGAGGAAGAGATCGTAACGAAGAAGGTGGAGAAAGTCATATCCGGTGACGCCAAAAAGCGCAAGCGCAGCGGAGCGCAGAAGTTCACGGACGTATTCATTTCGGAAGACATCTCCAATGTCAAGGATTATATTCTCTCAGAGGTGCTCATTCCGGCACTAAAGAAAGCGATTTCCGATGTGGTGACCAAAGGCGTCGATATTCTCCTTTACGGAGAATCTTCGCAAGCGAAGCCGAAGAGCATTTCAGAGAAGGTTTCCTATCGGCAATTCTACGACAACGATGACAGGCGAATCTACAGCCAGCAGAGGTCTCGCGCGGCAACCGGATACGGATTCGAGGAAGTCGTGCTTCAGACTCGCGGAGAAGCGGAAGAAGTTCTAATGCGAATCGACGAAATCGTGGACAACTACGGAGTCGTGAGCGTGGCCGACATGTACGATCTCGTCGGAATTTCCCCGATGTATACCGACAACAAGTACGGTTGGACGAATGTCAGGAACGCGACGATTGTCCGCAGCCGTGACGGATTCGTCATCAAGATGCCGAAAGCGTTGCCGATAGATTAGTTATATTTTTCAGAAGGAGTTGAAATGAACAATTTCATCCAGAAAACGAAGCTCGCCGCAAACAAGGCGATGTTCGCAATCGACAAGAAGAAGCCAGAGATTCTTCTGGCGACCGGAATCGTCGGCGTTGTCGCTACCGTCGTTACTGCATGCAAGGCGACTACGAAGGTCGATGATATTCTCCAGGAGACAAGCGAGAGCATTGACAAGGTGCATGAAGCGCGCGACCGGGACGATATTCCGGACGAAGCGTACACGCATGAAGACTCGATCAAAGACCTGGCGATTATTTACGTCAAGGCCGGCGTAGAACTCGGAAAGATCTACGCGCCTTCGTTCGTCATCGGAGCGGCGTCTATCGCCTGCATCCTGTCGTCCTATCATATTTTGAGCAAGCGCAACGCGGCACTCGCAAGCGCGTATGCGGCACTCAGCACGAGCTTCGGAGAGTATCGCAAGCGTGTAGCCGACAAGGTCGGAGCCGAGACAGAGCTCGATATTTTCCGTGGAATCAAAGCCGAGAAAGTGACCAAGACCGAGACTGACGAAGACGGAAACGAGAAGGAAATCGAGGAGGAGATCAAGGTTCTCAACGGTTCCTGCAGTCCATATTCTCGCCGGTATGACCACCATTGCGCCAATTGGGAAGACGACGCATCCATGAATTTCATGTTCCTTCGCCAGGCGCAGCAGTACATGAACGATCTTCTTCGTACTCGCGGACATCTCTTCCTCAACGAGGTTTACGACTATCTCGGAATGGAGCGCAGCGCCGCCGGACAGGTTGTCGGTTGGCTTTACGACGAGAAGCGCACCGACAACGAAGACAACTTCGTGGACTTCGGTCTGTATGACGGATACATCAAGAAAGAGAACGGATACGATAACGCCATCCTTCTCGACTTCAACGTCAACGGCGATATTTACAACAAAGTGAATCTCAGCAAGTTCTAAGTCGCACGATAGGGAAGGACGTACTCACGTCCTTCCCTATATTTTCTGAAAGGCAGTATCAAATGGACAAAAAGATCCTCATCGGAATCGCTTTCGCTTCGGGAGCGGCTGCCGGTTCCGTGGCGACGTGGCTTGCCGTTAAAGATATTTACAAGCGACGTGCCGACGAAGAAATCGAGTCCGTGAAGGAAACTTTTGCAAAGTATCGCAAGCAAGAAGAACCCAAGGAAGTTGTCGAGAAAACGGTAGTCGATAAAGTCGAAGAGAAGACGGAAATCGTTCCGGAGACTTCGCACATGGAAGGGTATGTCGACTACACGTCATATTCCAAAGAGACTCCGACATACATGACCGTTATGGACGAGCCGGTAGAGATCGCTCCGTACGTCATATCGGCCGAGCAGGTCGGAGCGGAACCCGACTACGACCTGATCTGTCTGACATATTTGAGCGACAAGACTTTGCTCGACGAAACGGGGACACCTGTCAAGTCGGAGCTGATAACCGACCTTCTCGGAACAGAGTGGCGCGAGACCATCGCCCATGAACACATGACTTACGTCCGAAACGACAAGTTGAACCGGGACTACGAGATCACGGCCGACGAAAGGACTTTCCAGGAGTATGTCGACGACGAGGGTTCGTTCTTCTATATTTCATAGGAGCTGAACATGACGCCTGAACGACTCAAAGACGATTATTTTTTCTGGCTGTACGACCTCGTGTGCAACGACGAGTACAACGAGAACAACACGCACTACAAACTATTCAGCGAACTGGACTCGATAGAGTTTCTATATTCCATGCCGATTGACGAGAGCAGAGCAAAAGACGGCGTGGAGCTAAGGTATCGGTTCGGTCGTGAAAGGGACTACCACGGAAGCATCATCCAGGCATATTTGGACGTCAGACCGTGCAGTGTCTTGGAGATGATGATAGCTCTTTCCCTGCGCATGGAAGATGCCATCATGGCAGATTCGCATTATGGAAACCGAGTAAGCCAATGGTTCTGGGAGATGATCGTCAGTCTCGGAATCGGAAAGCAAAACGACCAGGAATTCGACAAGGAATTCGTGGATGAAAAAGTATATTCTTTCATGAACCACGACTACTACTCAAACGGAGAAGGCGGTCTGTTCACGGTTTGCCATTCGCCAAAAGACATGCGCAAGATGGATATTTGGTATCAGATGTGCGAATACCTCAACGAGGTACTGTCGTCATCCGATTAAAAACATATTTTCACAAGGAGCGGAACAATGTCGAACAACGGCAAGCACCGGCACGAGCAAAACACGAAGAATACTTCACCGGAAAAACTATACTCCTCGTATGCCGACGAGGATATTTCGAAAAACACTTGCAATTGCCGAAACGGAGTATCCATCAAGGAGGTAAAGTTCAACGGCCCTGCTACGATTGTATTCTGGAGCGATGGGACAAAAACGGTTGTCAAATGCAACAATAATTGCGAGTTCGATCCGTATTACGGAATCGCGGTATGCTGCGCCAAGAAACTTCTAGGGAACACGCCGAACTTCAACACGCAGATCAACAAGGCGGTAGAGAATTCGAACTATTCCTCTATTCTAAGGTCGAAGTTCGGATTTTTGCTGTATCTGATGGAAGAGCATGATCGAAAGTACGGAAAGTCCTAACCCGTCCGCAATGCCGTTTATATTTTAGAGAAGGGGAAAGGAGGTTATGTCGTTTGCTTGATTTCATGATGGTTTCTTGCAAAACAACCAAAAGCGGAAGCATCGAAGTCTATCCGAAGTTCAAGGTCAACCGCTCGGAAGACCTTATGATACGAGGAGGTGACTTCTACGCCATCTGGGATGACGAACTCGACATGTGGTCTACCGACGAGCAAGATGCACTGAAGCTCATGGATGAAGAGATACGGAAGCATGTCGAGGAGAAAAAATCCTCGGTGGACGTTCCGGTAAAAGGTTTATATTTGTGGGATGCCGAATCTGGAATGATCGACAGGTGGCACAAATACTGCCAGAAGCAGATGAGAGATAACTTCCATCAACTGGACGAGCATCTTATATTTTCGAACATGGAAACGACCAAGAAGGCCTACGCGACGAAGCGGCTGGACTATCCGCTAGAAGAAGGATCGATAGAGAACTACGATCATCTCATGACGATTCTATATTCTCCGGAAGAGCGAGAGAAGATAGAATGGGCGATAGGTTCGGTTGTCGCAGGAGAATCAAGCAGGATCCAGAAATTCATGGTTCTATACGGAGCCGCTGGAACTGGCAAGTCGACTGTACTCAATATCATACAGAAGCTGTTCGACGGATATTACTGCGTATTCGATGCGAAAGCGCTTGGCTCTTCGAGCAATTCATTCGCCCTCGAGGCGTTCAAGAACAATCCTCTCGTCGCGATACAGCACGACGGAGATCTTTCGAAAATCGAAGACAATACCAGGCTCAACAGTCTGGTGTCGCACGAGTTGATGACCGTTAACGAGAAGTTCAAATCGACATATTCTACCAGGTTCAACTGCTTCCTGTTCATGGGCACGAACAAACCTGTAAAGATAACGGACGCCAAGTCCGGTTTGCTTAGACGATTGATCGACGTGTCGCCAACAGGAGACAAGCTTTCCTCGAAGGATTACAAGAAGACGATGAAGTGCATCGACTTCGAACTCGGGGCTATCGCATGGCATTGTCGGGAAAGATATTTGTCCGATCCTGGGAAGTACGACGACTACGTTCCGACGACGATGCTCGGAGCTTCCAACGACTTCTACAACTTCGTTCTCGATTCCTACTATATTTTCAAGAGGGACGACGGAACGACGCTGAAATCCGCATGGGAGATGTACAAGAAGTATTGCGACGAGGCGAAGATACCTTATCCGAACTCTCAACGCATATTTCGGGAAGAGCTAAAGAACTACTTCCGAGAATACTCGGACCGGATCTACATGGAAGACGGTTCGCGAGTCCGTTCATATTTCAAGGGATTCCGGACCGAGAAGTTCGCGTCGCTATGCGAAGAAGAGACAGAAAAGCCCAAAGAAGCGGTAAAGCTCATAGAGTTCAAAGAGACGGATTCCATATTCGACAGAGTCTGCTCTAACTGCTACGCGCAATACGCGACTTCGAAAGAAACACCGGGAAGGAAATGGGACAATGTAACCACCAAGCTGTCGGATCTCGATACCTGTCGGCTCCATTACGTGAAAGTTCCGGAAAACCACATCGTCATCGACTTCGATATTCCCGGTAAAGACGGAAAGAAGTCGTACGAAGCGAACCTGAAAGAGGCGAGCAAATGGCCTGCGACGTATGCGGAACTTAGCAAAAGCGGGAAGGGGATCCATCTTCATTATATTTACAAGGGCGATCCTGCGAAACTGAGCAGGATCTACGAAGACAACATAGAGATCAAGGTCTTCACTGGAAAAAGCTCTTTGAGAAGGAAGCTTACGAAGTGCAACGACCTGCCCATAGCCGAGATAAGTTCGGGGTTGCCGCTGAAAGGAGACAAAAGCATGGTTAACTTCGATTCTGTCAAAAGCGAAAAAGGGCTTCGTACTCTGATCAAACGGAACCTCAACAAGGAATACCACGGAGCAACGAAGCCGAGCGTCGACTTCATATTCAAGATACTTCAGGAAGCTTACGACAGCGGACTGAAGTACGACGTGACCGACATGCGTCCCGCAGTGCTTAGTTTCGCCGCAGGGAGCACCCACCAAGCTTTATATTGCATAGGACTCGTCAACAAGATGAAGTTCAAATCCGAAGAGCGGTTCGACAACAGGAAAGACGACGACTCCACACTTATATTCTACGACGTGGAGGTGTTTCCGAACCTGTTCCTGGTAAACTGGAAGTTCGAAGGAGAAGGAAAGACGGTCATGCGAATGATCAATCCTACTCCGGAGGACATCGAAGAGCTAATAAGCCACAAGCTCGTAGGATTCAACTGCCGCCGTTACGACAATCATATTCTGTACGCAAGGCTTCTCGGATACACTAACGAGCAGCTTTACGATTTGTCGCAGAAGATAGTCAGCAGCGGAAAGGGAAAGAACAGGGACGTATTTTTCGGAGAGGCGTACAACCTTTCTTATACGGACGTCTACGATTTCTCCAGCAAGAAGCAGTCTCTCAAAAAGTTCGAAATCGAACTCGGAATCCACCACAAGGAACTAGGTCTTCCATGGGACAAACCCGTTCCGGAAGAAATGTGGGAGAAAGTCGCCGAGTATTGCGACAACGACGTAATAGCGACCGAAGCCGTGTTCCACGCAAGGAAGGCGGACTGGCTCGCTCGAGAGATTCTGGCGGACTTGGCGGGCATGACAGTCAACGATACGACCAACTCGCTTACCACAAGAATCATATTTGGAAAAGAGAAACATCCGGAACTAGTCTATACAAACCTCGAGGAAGAATTCCCGGGGTATGAATTCAAGATGCTGGATGACGGCAAGATGCACAACATGTACCGAGGAACCGATCTAGGATTCGGAGGGTACGTGTATGCAGAACCTGGAATGTATGAAGACGTCGCTCTTCTCGACGTGGCGTCACTGCACCCGCATTCCATCATAGCAATGAACTGCTTCGGAGAGTACACGAAGAACTTCAAGGATATTCTCGATGCACGAATCTACATCAAGCACAAGGACTTCGACAAGGCCAGGCACATGCTCGATGGAAAGCTCGCTCCATATTTGGAGGACGAGGGAAGCGCCGATGCCCTTGCGCAGGCTCTGAAGATCGCGATCAACAGCGTATACGGCCTGACCTCGGCGAGCTTCGACAATCCGTTCAGGGATATTCGCAACAAGAACAATATCGTAGCACTACGAGGGGCGTTGTTCATGCGTACTCTCCAGGACGAAGTGGTCAAGCGCGGGTTCACGGTAGCGCATATCAAGACGGACTCGATCAAGATCCCGCACGCGACTCCTGAAATCATATCCTTCTGCATGGACTTCGCCAAGAAGTACGGCTACACGTTCGAGCACGAGGCGACATATTCCAAGATGTGCCTCGTCAACGACGCGGTGTACATCGCCAAGTACAAAGACGGAAAGCACGCTGGAGAATGGACCGCTACCGGTACCCAATTCCAGGTACCGTATGTCTTCAAGACGCTTTTCAGCCACGAGCCGATCATATTCGACGACATGTGTGAAACGAAATCGGTTACAACCTCCATGTATCTCGACATGAATGAGAACCGTCCGGACGAACACAATTATATTTTCGTTGGACGTGTCGGAAGGTTCTGCCCGATGGTTCCGGGAGCCGGAGGAGGTCTCCTCGTCCGGGAGGGCACTAGAAACGGAGAGACGACATATTCTTCGGTCGTCGGAACCAAGGGATACCGATGGCTGGAGTCGGAAGCGGTCAAGACGCTCGAGAAGGAGGACCAGATCGACCGTCGATATTACGCGAAGCTCGTGGACGACGCCGTGGAAGCGATTTCCAAATACGGCGACTTCGAGCAGTTCGCGGAATGATATTTTCAGCGACGTCGCGAAAAGAACCTGGTCTGTTATGACAAGGTAGGCGTCGTTGAAAGGACGATGAAATGGATTACACTCAGCAATTGTTCGAGCTGGTCCAGAACCACACGCAAGATTTCTACATCTTCGGGGCGCTGTTTGTGGCAATGATCATCATAATGTTCATCATGCTGTACTATATTCATAGTCTGCATATGGAAATCGAAGATCTCCGCACAGTAGTCTCGAGGCAGAAAGACAAGCTGATGGAACTGCAATGCTCTCAGATTTCGACAATGAAGCTGCTGAACTCCATGACGAAACTTAAACGCCGATAGTCAGATGGAGCGCTTGAAATCATATTTTCAGGCGCTCTTTCGTTTTGAAAGGAGGAAGAAAGGCTAGATGAACGGTTGGGTGCTGTTCGCAATTTCTCTTGGGTGCTTCGCTGCCGCATTCGTCATATTGCTCATGATGATTGTCGGGAGTTCGAAGGCTCAGGAGAAGCTTCAGAAAGAGAACGAGCACCTTCGCAGAAGGGTGGCCACTCTCGAATCGGAGATAGATTTCTTCGAATCAATCGACAACGATTACAACCATTTTCCAGAAAGGACCGACAATGCCTAACAATCGACTCGACGATCTCGTAATCGAAGACGCAAAACTCGTATTCAAGCCCAACTTCGCCGGTGCGCCGACGACCTACAACCCTGACGGAGGAAAGCGCCAGTTCTGCGTTCGCTTCACCGATCCCGATATTTCCGACAAGCTCGCTTCCGATGGTTGGCCCATCCGAATCTGGCGGAGCAAGAACGACCCGGACGCCGAGCCGGTAACCTACATGCGCGTGACCGTGAAGTTCACCCACTATCCGCCGAATATCTACATGGTCGTTGGAAACAAGATCACGAAACTCGACGAAAACACTGTCCAGTGCCTCGATTACGCCAATATCGAATCATGCGACCTCACTATCAATCCATACCATTGGGATTCCCCGCGCGGTTCCGGTGTCAGCGCATACCTCAAGACCGGATATTTCGTAATCCATCAGGATGCTCTCGACGAGAAGTACGCTTCGTACGTAACCAGCGACGAGACCGTTTCCGTCGACGACGATATTCCGTTCTAATAGGCAGATAGAAGGAGAGGGTTGTTGAGAAGGAGCGGCCCTCTCCTTTCATATTTTCAGAAAGGATGCATCATGGCTAACAAAGTCATGGACGGAGGATGGCCGGAAGAGTTCTACGGATATTCCTATCGCAAGGAGCCTGTCGAGACCGACTACATCGTCAACGACTTGTTCAGGGATTACAAATTCTTCACTAAGATCCTTGGACACTATGGAATCTCGACGCTTCGGGAAGTCAGCGAACTGTTCGACAAGGATCCCGATTTGACCCAACTCCGCAATGTCGGAAAAAACCGGGCGGAGAAAATCAGGAAAGCATATTTGGAAGGGACATCCAAGTGGATGGAAACCTACGAGAACATGCGCAATGAACGGGAAAGTGGAGAAAAGCTCGTCAACGTCGAAAGCTCTGACGACAGAATCGTAATAACCATAGAAATCCCGTTGTCAAGACTCGTCAAATGATATTTGGAGGATCGATGCCGGCAATCAGTCTATACGGCTATCAGATTTCAGCGATACGGAAAATGAAGAACGGATGCATCCTCTGCGGAGGAGTCGGTTCCGGAAAATCCCGTACGGCTCTAGCCTATTACTATCTCCTGAACGGCGGAAAGCTGGATCCGAAGAATTATATTCCGATGACGGACGATCCTCCTCTCGACCTGTACATCATCACTACCGCAAGGAAAAGGGACACGCTCGAATGGGAAGGCGAGCTTGCCCCCTTCCTTCTGTCCACGCACAAGGAAGTTAGTTTATATTCCAACAAGGTAGTGGTCGACAGCTGGAACAACATCTCGAAGTACGCGGACGTGAAGAAGGCATTCTTCATATTCGACGAACAGAGGGTTGTCGGAAACGGAGCATGGGTCAAGTCGTTCCTGAAGATAGCCAAGTCGAACCAATGGATATTGCTGTCCGCAACGCCCGGAGACACCTGGATGGACTACGTTCCGGTGTTCATAGCGAACGGATTCTACAAGAACCGTACGGAGTTCGTCAAGAACCACGTCGTATATTCCCGCTTCACAAAGTATCCGAAAGTTGATCGGTACATCAATACTGGTCGCCTGATACGCCTTCGAAACAGCATATTGGTCGACATGGATTTCGATAGGCAGACCAAGTCCCACCACGTCAATCTGAACGCAGAGTACGACGTAACGGCGTACAAGCAGGTCGGAAAGACGCGCTGGAATCCGTACAAGGACGAGCCGATAGTCAATGCCTCCGAGCTTTGCTATATTTGGAGGAGGATCGTAAACTCCGACGAAAGCCGAGGAGTGTTGGTCGAAAGAATAGTCGACGAGAAGAAGCGCGTGATCATATTCTACAACTTCGACTACGAGCTCGAGATACTGAAAGGACTGGAATATCCAGACAGTTGCGAACTCGCGGAATGGAACGGCCACAAGCACCAGCCGATACCTGACAGCGATTCGTGGGTATATTTGGTGCAGTATACAGCGGGATGCGAAGGATGGAACTGCATCAAGACCGATACGATCATATTCTACTCCCAGAACTATTCGTACAAGGTCATGGAGCAGGCTTCCGGACGCATAGATCGTCTGAACACGCCTTACACTGATCTATA